TATTCTGATTCTGCAAGCTTTTCAAAATAAGATAGTGTATCTTCTTCATTATCATCGGTTACTTCAATAGTAGGAGCAAGCTCCTCCGTTGTATCAATAGTAACCGTTGAATCAAAAGGGATATCATCATCCTCAATATTTCCAACTGTAGTTGTTCCACTAAGAACCACATTTAAGCGATTCTTGAGTTCATTATAAGACTTGAAGTTAGAAGGCGCAGAAAACTCTGCGAGAGGATATTGCTTACCCCATACTTCTTCAATTTCATCATCATTATCAAATAACGCAGAGGGCTTACCGAATTCAGACTTATCATAATTCCAGTAACCATCTACCACACGAATCTTCAACTTAAAATTCGCACCCTTCCAAAAATCAAACGGATTAATAGCAATTTCATCTTCAAAAGCAGGCTGCATAGATTCCATAATCTTATCAAAGATTTTCTTTCCGAAACGGAATAGGTATACGTTACCTTCCTTTTCTGGATGTTTTGAATCACTAACAACATAAATGTTAGAAAAATATTGCAACTTACGCTTCTGGCGCCGAGCAATTTCCTTATCAGACTCAATACCAGAGTTCCAATATGCAGAATTCATTTCTGCTACCGGATCAGACTGATTAAGAGTAGTAAGGCAATTTTCAATATACCATTGACCAGTCGGGCCCTGGAATGCGTGACTCCAGACCTTTGCCCAAGGTAAAGTTTCATCCTTCACTGCTGGCAAAAAACGAATAACGGCATAACCATTACCTGTTTTATCAAGTTCCGGCTTCCATAAACGCTCATCCACATAGGACTTCTTGTCTTGGGATTTAGTTTCTGCTTCGGCTGCACCGAGCAATTTGTTTAGTGAATTAGACTTCTTTAACGTAGCTAACGACATGTGTATCTCCTTATATTATCGTATGTTTCGTATGTTTTAGTATGATTAGTATATCATAATTTATAGAAAATGTCAATACCCCCTTATTAATAAATTTGCAATCTGTTACAAAGATCAGATTTTGTCAAATATTTGAGGTTGGAATAATGATTAAAATATGAATGCTTTGTTGCATCTATCCAATAGAATTGTATATCTGGGAACTCTTTAAAAACAGTTTGCATTTGGTTTCTCCAATTATTTGAGTTGAAACCCTTCGCCTTGTTTGACAGATAATTATCTGTCCCTTTATATAGGTTGTTTAACGGCTCATCATATGATGATAAATCAAACCCCAATATATAAACTTCTTTTGCACCATGTTGACAAGCAAGGTATATAGCCGTGTTGCCAGTAGACCACTCAATAGACCACGGAAGAGAAAGATCAATCGGCACTACCATATCATTCGACTCAACATAGGTAATCCATACACCAATATCCTTTTCCATCTTTTCTACCAAATCTGGAACAGATAGATTAGGATTCATCTTGATTGCAATATCAATTTTCTCTTGTACTGTAGTTGGGTCTTTACCTTGAATAACACATGAATCGGTTTTATTTTTGCTTCTATGAACGAATTCGTCTGGAATATCAAACCCCATGAACATCATATCAACAACATCAGCAGGCACAATACTCCAGTTTGTAAAATATACACCATGCATATCACTATATTCTGGATTTTCTTGAGCCCATCCAGAATCATATATTTCCTGTTGCATAGCATAATCTACTGCTACAAGATTATGAACGCAATGAGCTCCCGCACGATAAATGGCATTACATCCATATGTAATAACATTGTTATCCATTATTATCCGATGGCAAGGTTTGAACCATGATCTTGATTCACCATTACCGATTATTAATGCTTTAGATGGCCTTAAATAATCAGATACTGAACCTTGTTCCATAATATAATTTGTGGATTTTGTGTTGCTTGATATGCTCTCCGTTTTCTCTATTGTATTCATTGTTTATGATTATGTTTACGATATGGGCGATATCCCTTTGGCCAGGCCGGAGTCCGATTTGCCAAATTTTTGACTCGGATAAACAAACGATTATTTTCAACAATCATTTCTGCAAGATCATACTCAAGACTTTTCATATGATTTGTTAACTCTTCAACTTGAGCTTCTAAAAAACCAATTTCTCTAATTAATTGATCGGTCTTTTGCAGCGGCTGGTCCAATGTGTTGATATCGGTTTGATCTTTTGATTCCATTAATTCGATTCCTCTATGAGATTTAATAATTGTATTCTACACTGTTTTACGTCAATTGTCAAGAACCTTTTATAATTATTCATCAGTTTTTTTATATCAGGCCAAACAATATCTTTACTTAAATTTTTATCCCATTTATTTCCATACTCTAATAATTCATCCAAAATAATCATAGTTTCAATTGATACTCTTTTCCCAAGATACTCTTTCAAAAGCTTGGGATGCTCATAATTCTTTTGTTCAAATAGCGGTTCAAAATCATAAACCAGCGGTCGCATTTCCATGACAAATTCATCAAGAAAATTCTCGTATTTGTTCTTCCACAATTCATAATTTTTATCGTTAAAATTCGCAATGTATCCCTTTTTGTCTTGAATAAAGTTTGCGAGAAACCAATTTTGAACCGTTTTGGAATTGCTATATTTTTTAGATATCTTAACAAAGAAATGACGATCTTTACGTTTCCAAAAAGATTTTCTAGAAATCTTTGTCTTGCCGCCATATTTGATATAATCATAATCTCCCTTACCAAAGTGAGCCTTCATCGCACAATATATCAAATATACGTCTATCGGTTCCACTGAGAATATTTGCCATTTTCATTTATATAAAAAACATTCCGAATACCTACATCAGAAATCAATTGACGACATACTTTACAAGGATATGAAATAGCATAATCAAGATTTTTTAATATCCTAACCACATATAAATCATGTCCTTCACAATTATCAAGGCCTCTACGGATAATAGCAAGTTGTTCTGCATGGAGAAACGGCCATTCAGTTCTGTAGAACATTACGGGGTGAGTTTTATAGGAATTATTGCCGACACTTAATATTGAGTTCTTTTCAACAATCACAGCGCCGAGTCTAAATGAATTTCTTTGACCGACACCAGGAGAATCCATAGCTACTGCCTTTGCAGCAACAAAAAATTTATCTTTCAACTTATTAAACAGGTAATTGTGCTTGTTTTGGAAGGAAATTTAGTTCTCTAGCATTTGCTTCAATTTTTTCTTTCAACCCTTTTGATAGAAGGTTGCCGAGGCCATCGGGTTCTAAGCCTTCTTGTTCGCAATACCATAAGACAGCATCCATATGTGTAATATTTTTTTCTTTAACAATATTTTCTATAATCAGAGTAAAGGTTTTTGGTGTATTGAGTGACATATATTATCCTTTTTTTAAATTGGGGGCTAACCATAGGCCCCCACGAATGTATTACGGCATCACCCGATAACTATCAAGTTACGCAGCGCGAAGCGCCTGAGTACCAGCAGCAACTACAGAGCGCGGCGCAGTACCAATACGATACTTCATGTAAGTCTCACCATCAAATGAGCTTACCCGCTTGTTCAAAAAGATTGAATAACCTTCTGAACGAAGTTGGCTGATAACTGCACGAACATTCTTAACACCATAACGGGCGCTAATCTGTTTTGCAGTAAGTTCTGCACCATTAACCAGTGCATTGGCGACCTTAACGGTCTGGGTAGTATTAGTCATAATTTATTTATCTCCTTATCATGACAAGTTAAATGGTAGTTTTTGTCCGCTACGGAGAACTACCAAACTCCTTGAGTGTCGATATAACAAGCGGTTGTCGTCACTCAAATAAGTGGTGAGTATTCTGTTGCAAGGAACTCACCGAACCCCGAGCAATTATGCAGCTAGTGCATAATCCTCATATGCCTCATTATCGTTGGCATTTAACGTGTTTGACCAATAACGGAGTCACCCGACAATTCTCCACTCATCTATTCCTGCCTGTCGATCCTAATGTCGCCCCCCATCAAAAAAAGATTAGGTACGCAATCCCGCTAAGAAGAAATATATCTGCACAAATACTCCAAACGATATACGCTTTAAACATCCACTTAACGACTTCTTTTGCTAGAAGGGTCTGGTTCATCATCTTGGCCTTTCCCCTGAAACTTTTCTAACAATATAATCATAACAATCTCCTTTTGGTGGAGGCGGAGGGAATTGCACCCTCGTCCAGCCCAGTCTTCAATTCGTATCATCGAATTGTATTATATTTATAATACCACATTTAAGAGAATTTGTCAACCCCCCTTTTCTTTTTTATTGTCTAAACCAATACCTATCAAAATCAAAAAAATATATAAAAACGGCCAAGCCCAAGCTGTCAAATATCCTGTAATACTAAACATTTTGATTTTTCCATTCTTGAATTGATTCTGACAAACCTTTCAAATAATCTTCTTTTCTTTTTATAAACTCTTGAACCTCTCCATCTTCTGTTATAACTAAAATAACTATCTGATTTATTTCTATGCCTGTCATTTCTTCAAACATTTCAGCATAAGCAGAGCTCTGTATATAATAGTTTTCATTCCAAGCATCTGAGCGTTCCTTTGTTGATGTCTTAAAATCAATAACAGATGGTACGCCTTTATACTTACAAATACAGTCTGCTCGTCCTGCTACTTCATATTTACGACTATATAAACCTACTTCTTGTGCGTATATATCAGTAATATTGTGTAACACTTGATCTTTTAATTGAGTGAACAAGCACCAAGGAAGGAAGTTTTTTTTGTGTTCCTCAAATTTTTGAGGAAACTCTAAATGCATGTTGTTAAGATAATCCTCACACATATGGTGAACAGCAGTGCCCCGAGCAGCTGCTTTGCCCGAAACATAGTTTGCAACCTGTTCTCCAACTCTCTTACGCCATTCCATCAATCCTTCTTTTCCACGAATAGAAAGCACAGTGGTGATGGAAGGATATTCATCTCCTTCTGGAGTAATATAAAATCTCTTGTAGTTTATCGTTTGAGTTTTTAATTTTGGTAGATTCACAGATACATGATTAAATGTGTTCATGAAATATTTCTCATCCTTTCAACTAGTCTATTTGCTCGATTGGTTACTTGTCTATACCACAAGCTGTCAACCATTTCATCTGCTGCCGCATTCCAATCACGAACATCTACACCCGATTTCATGTTACGAAACTTACTGAGTCGTGTATATCCTAAATTAAACATCATGTTTGCAATGATAAGCTGAACTTCTTCTGGTAGATCATTAAAATCTGGATATAATTTTTCACAATCAGATAAAACAGTCTTTATGTCCTCTTCAAATGCAGCAATAACTCTAGCTTCACAAACGGGCGTACCAGACGGGCAATCAAATTCAGGGTCAGATGGACTAATAAGATGGCCGATTCCAAAAGTAGGATGACCAAGATGGTCCAAATATATTTCATATACAACCCCTTCATCTCTTGCTAATTCTTTTCTTAATACATCAATATACA